TGGTATAGAGAAAAGATGAGTCCAGTTTCATCATTAGTTAGTTTAATCTTGAGGCGATTTTCGCTGTATAATTATACACAGAGTGATGCAGAAGGAAAGATAGTGACATCATCGACGTCGAGTTTGCGCCCTCATAAGCTGCCGCTACTTATTCACAAATACGCCAAGCCAGTGCATCTGGGTCTTAAAGATGCCTTCGTGCGGCGGTGTTTGACGAACGGAGTTATATTATTGAATAATGTTATGGGAGTAACTACGTTCTATGAGTCTTTGTTCTTTGAATACTCATTAGAAGAGTTTCTGACAACTCCTTTTCCAGCAACTTCATCTTCTGGAATACGTATGGGACGGAATACGAAGACCACAGTAGGAGGGATACCCGTTCGCAAAATAGTTAATGGGCGTAAAGGAGTGCAGGCACCCTATGCTTTTAGTGTAGTAAATAAATATGTGGAAGACATCAGGTACGGTGCAGATGCGGATTATCCAGAACGGTGCTGTAAAATGGCGTTTAAATATGAGATTGTAGATTCGATGTGGTCATTTGGTAAGTCACGACAAGAAAAATATTTGAAATGTCGTGAATTTTTTGCGTCGCATTTCGTAGACTTTCTTATCTCCACGATGGTACATGGTTATCGTATGCTAATAGAGAGAGGAAACACGATCTGTATAGGTTTGAAGTGGTGGTATGGAGGAGCTTATTCGTTTGTGAGAGAGTTAGGATATGGTCGCAAAGATATCCATTATTTCTCGGGTGACCTGAAGGGTCAAGATTACTCTACTCATTCATATTCTTTGGGTCTATTTGCAGCAGCAGGTATGGCTTATGTTCATCCAAATTCTCCAGACTATGATTTGTATAGTTACATGATGCGTCAAAATACTGATTATCTACAGGCCAAATTTGTTAATTTAGTAGGTAATATGTGGCGCTGGATAGTAGGAACTATGCCTAGCGGACATGCAGTAACATCCCATGGAAACTCGTGGATATTGGCAATGTATTGGTGGTCTTACGTGTATGGCGTTCATGAGCGTAACCCTCGAGCTAAAATTTTAATAAGAACGCCTACAGGATGGGCGGTTAGTAAGCAATACTTTGTACGCTTTAAGGTTTATGGAGACAATAACATAGCAGCATTGAGTGAGAATGTCATGCAATATTTGAGCTATAAGGACTTTGCTAAATGGCTAGGGACCCTGGATATTGTGCTACAAGATATTCAAGATGATGTGCCTTTGATATCGGTACCAGATTCAATAGGAAATTTGAAGGTGACGGGTATAGTGTTTCTGAAACGTTATTTTATAGAGACTACAATGATGGGGATCACGTACGTGTTACCTTATAAACGTTTTAAAGATATGGCACCGAAAATAGTGTATGGTAACTCTAAACGTAAAAACGAGTATGATGTTTTATTAGCATTATCAGGTTTAGCGTGGGATACGATGGGGACGAATTTTCAATTATACACTATATTGTTGACATTGTATACAGGAACAGTTGCTAGGATAAAGAAGCTGAACATGTCGCCTTTAGAAGAGTATATGAAAACATACAAAGACGAAGGGTTGGAGCAGACTAAGCGAGCGAGGAAAATAGCTATTCCTTTAGAAGACTTTATGCGCTTTCCTACGCGTACAGAGCTTCTTCAACGACACGCATTTAATGAGAAAGAGTTTACGTATCGAAAGGTTCCACGGCCAAGGGGCTGTGTATGGATAGATGATTTGCAAGGGGAGACTTATAAAAATAAATATACGGCGAATTAACTACAGTTACTGAGGTAGATTCACTTTTAGTACGCTATTGGTGAGGGCACACTCAAATGTAGGGGATAACAATTAATTAATAA